TGGTATAAAAGCACCTGAAATGTTTTTCCCTGCACCGCAACCTGGCATGGGCGAGCAAGGGCAAGAGCCGCAAGATAACAGCGAACAAATAAAAATGCAAATGGAAGCACAAGCTAAACAACAAGAAATGGAACTTAAAAAATACGAAATAGATAGTAAAATGCAGTTAGAGCGTGAAAAAATGGCTGCAAACGATGCATTGCAACGTGAGAAAATTGACCGAGAAACAGCACTTGCTGTGCAAATGCGTGAAATGGAAATGCAATATAAACAAGAAGTATCATCATTTAGACCAGGTGGTAGCCTTATAACATGACAACAATTAATGGCGCAGAAGCAAGCACGAACGCTACACAGGCTAAACGTGAATTAAAGCTGACAACCACAGCACTAAAAAACATGGAAGATATAGCATATGAAGCACTGTTAAAAACAGGAGCAAAAGACGAAGATAAACGACGTGAACTTATAGCACTTATCAATGTGTGCCGTGAGATTCCACGTAAACTAAACAACTACATTGACACTCATAAGATTAACCAAGAAGGAGTCTAAAAAATGAGTAATGAAGCCCCCTTAAGTATCGACGAAGCCGTAAGCGAGCTAACACAGTTAGAACCGCCAAAGCCTGAAGAAGCAGAAACTACAAATGCTGTAGAAGAAGTAGAAACAGAAGATACTGAACTAGATGGTGAACCAGAAGCCATCGACGACGACGAGGAGCCTGACGATAGCGAGGTCAACCTTGAAGATGAAGAAGTTGAGGAAGTTGAAGCGGAAGAAGATGTTCCGTCAATCGATGCACCCCAATTCTGGACTGATGGCGCTAAAGATGTTTTTTCATCACTGCCTGCTGAAGCACAATCTGTTATTGCAGATGAAGTTAAGCGGTCACAAGCTGAAACAACTAGAGCGCAACAAGCTGCGGCTGAAGTAACTAAACAGTCAGTGCAACGTATGGAGCAGTTAAATAATGTTATTGAGTCAGTGCAAACTGAAACAGCAACATTAGATAGACTGTTTGATGAGCGTTGGAATAACATTGATTGGGTAGCTATGTCGCAAAGAGACCCATCAGAATACTTGCAAAACAAAGCGTTGTTTGAAGCTGAGTCGCAAGCCTTAGAGGTTCACAAAGAATCTGCGGTTAATGCACAAAAAGAATATGAACAACAGATATTGCAAGAAAACTTTGCAAATGTACCTAAACTATTTCCAGATTTATTGGATGCTGTTAAAGGGCCAGAAATACAACAAACATTAACTAAAACATTGTTGGATTTGGGCGCGACACCAGAAGAACTTAGGTTTGCAAAACCAGGAATGTTAGCTTTAGCTTATGATGGTATTAAGTACCGCAATAGTCAAAAGAAACTTTCAAAAACTAGCGCAAAACCTGTGCCTAAGACAATCAAGTCAAAAGGCAAATCAGCAGGCAATGCAAATTCATTAAGAAAAGCTCGTGCTGCAAAGCGTTTCAATAAATCTAATTCATTAGATGATGCTGTTGCGTTATTGTTATCGAGTTAGCTATCAACAGGAGATATTAAGATGGCTGCACCAACAAACACAATCGTACCAGCAGGTGTTGCTGGCAACAGAGAAGACCTCTCAAACCTCATCGAGCGCGTTGCTCCTGAGAAAACACCATTCTGCTCAAACATTAAAGGCGGCGGCGTAAAAGTTACTGCTACACGTCATGAGTGGCAAACAGAAACACTAGCTGCACCAGATGCTGCTTCAGCACAAGTTGATGGTGATGATACTACATCATTTGAAGCTAACACAAGAACTCGTGTTGCTAACCGCGTACAAACTAAAAAACGTGCGGTAGTTGTAGCTGGCATACAAGAAGCTGTTGACTCAGCTGGCGTAGCGTCAGAAATGGCTAGACAAAAGCTTATCAAAGGTATTGAGTTAAAGCGTGACTTTGAAGCTCGCTTCATTGGTAACTTTGCTTCATCTGAAGAATCAGGATCAACTGGGCGTAAAGCTGCTGGTGCATTAGCATGGGCAACTTCAAACGTATCACGTGGTTCTGGCGGTGCTAATGGTGGATATAGCGGAACAGATTGTGCTGCTGCTACAAATGGTACACAACGTACTTTCACTAAAAGCATCATGGATGCCGTAATTCAGTCTGGATTTAACAATGGCGCTACATTCTCACAAATCTATATGAGTGCTGCACACAAAGCAATATTCTCTGGATTTACAGGATTAGCGGCTAACAGATACCAAGTATCTGCTGGGCAAGAAGGTAGAGTAATTGGCGGTGCAGACGTGTATATGTCTAACCACGGCGAATTAACTGTGATACCTGTACAGTATGGCCTAACACGCGATGCTTTATTTGTAGATCCATCCATGTGTACATTAGGTACATTACGTTCACCACGCTATGAAGAACTATCTAAAACTGGTGACAACGAAAAAGGTCAAATCCTTGGTGATATGACACTAATCGTTAAAAACGAAAAAGGTCTAGGCGTAGCCGCAGACTTAACCTAGTATTAGGTAACTACCGGGGGTTGGCATACGCCAGCCCCTATAATTAGGAGAGAAATATGCCAAAGGCAAAAGCACCAAAAATTAAAGCTAAAATACAAAAAGATGATGGCATAGAGTGCATTGTCACTAAAAAGGGAGGCATATCGCAAATACGAACAGGTAAATTAAATGCTGATGGAAGTGAAATATGTTACAAAAAAGGCGACATATTTAAAACAAATGCAGCACAAGCTAAACTATTAGAAGAAAACGATTTAGTTGTAGCAAGAGATTAATATGAGTGATTTTAAACCATTTTCAATAGATACGCTTACAGGCATTAAACATAGCTTAGCAGTAGATAATTTAACTAATGAAATGTATGTAAAAACAGAACAAGATTTTACTAGTATATTAGATGAAAATAAACGACAACAATATGATGCAAAAGGCACATTAGGTAAAGCCGATCTAGTAAAAGTTGGCACAATACCATTAGGTTTGATAGAGCATTGGAAAGCAACAGAAGGCTTAGACATTTACAATAAAGAGCATTGGCCGCGTGTTGTAGAAAAATTAAACAGTAATGAATACCAAGCATTACGCGTAGCACAATTTAAGGTGTAGATATGGCATTTGCAAATCTAGGCGAGTTAAAAACAGTTATAAATGACACGTTAAATCGCGATGATTTGACTGCACAGATACCTAATTTTATTAAGATGAACGAAGAAAGCGTAAATCGCAAAGTCAATGTATCTGAAATGGAGGAATACACTGAGTTTACTATAAATGTAGGTCAGACAACATTGCCTACAAACTTCTTAGAAATGCGTAATATACAGATGAAAAACTCTGAATATCCATTGCAATATGTACCGCATAACTCATTGGATGGCATAGGTTCTGACTCAGGTATACCTAGATTCTACTCTATACAAGGCACTAAACTATTATTTTATCCGTTTCCCCCGGATGCTACTGTAGGTATTATGAGGTACTTGGCTGAAGTAACACCTTTAGTAAATGATGATAATACAAATTGGTTATTAAGTAAATCGCCACAAATATACTTATATGGAACATTACTACACGCTGCACCATTTCTTAATGATGACTCTAGATTGCCTGTGTGGAGTGCATTGTTTGAAGATGCCGTAAAAGCATTAAATGACCAAGACAAGCGCAGAATGTCAGGAACAAAACCACAGATGATAAACGCAACAGCAGGATACTATTGATATGCCTACAACAACTAACTATGGCTGGACATATAATACACCAGGCACTGCACAAGATACATGGGGTGGTGATCTAAACAACACGCAAATAGCGATTGATGCACAAGTAAAGACTAATGAAAACCTTGCTAACTCAAAAGCACCGTTAGCTAATCCTACATTTACAGGCACAGTAACAGGGCCAACATTTGCTGGTAATCTTACAGGAAATGTTACAGGTAACGTAACAGGCAATGTTACTGGTGCTGTGACAGGCAATGCAACGTCAGCAGATAAATGGTCTACTGCAAGAACAGTAACGCTAACAGGCGCTGTAACAGGAAGCGTAGCATTTGATGGTACTGGTAACTTTTCGTTAGCTACAACATTAGCTACTGTAGCTGACAGTACATTTACAATAGCAAAAACAACAGGGTTACAGTCTGCATTAGATAGTAAAGTGGCACATGCAAGTGGTAATGGCAGAACAATTACTGTAGGCACAACAGCACCTAGCAGTCCATTAACAGATGACATTTGGTTTGATACAAGTACATAATGGCAATAAAAACGTATAACGGAACTGCATTTGCAGACGCAACAGCTAAGTATTACAATGGTAGTGCGTGGGTAGAGCCTAATAGTGGTGTTAAGCGTTGGAATGGTAGTGCGTGGGAAGTTGTTTCTACTGCATTTGAAGCTACAACAACGCCTACACAATTATTTGGCAGTGTAACTTACAGTGAACAACGCCAACTTTATGTAGGGCAATCAAGTAGTCCAAATAACGGTTATGCAACAGTTACAGTTACAGGTGGCGGTCAAAATATTGCATATTTATGGCAATATGTATCTGGTACTACGGCTGCTATAAATTTATCAGCAGTAACGCCATTTGCATCTTCTACAGTGTTTAGTTACAACAACGATTTACAAGTAGGCAATGCTGTTTATAGATGTCGTGTAACAGATACTGATAGCGGCAGTGTAATTTATACAAATACAGTTACAGTGAGTTTTAGTTAATGTTAGTACCATTAAACATACCGCCTGGTGTATATACTAACGGCACAGAGTATCAGTCTAAAGGCCGTAACTACGATGCTAATCTAGTGCGTTGGCAGTTTGGTGCATTAGGGCCAATGGGCGGTTGGAGGCAAAGAACAACCACAACTGTAAGCGGTAAGGCAAGACGTGTTATATCTTGGCGTGATAACAGTAATCAAATATTTGCCGCTATAGGTACTAATAGTAACTTATACGCTATGACTGTTGGTGGTGCTGTAACAGATATTACGCCTTCTGGATTGACTGCAGGCAGGGCGGATGCAGATACAGGTGCTGGTTATGGTACAGGTTTATATGGTCGTGGGCCGTATGGTGTTAGTAACCCTGCTGTAACAAATACTATAAATCCAGCAAGTGTGTGGTCATTAGATACTTTTGGACAAATATTACTAGGCGTATTGCCTGATGATGGTAAATTGTACGAATGGAATGTAGATGTTAATGTTGATGCTACACAAGTAACAAATGCGCCTGTAAGCAACAAAGCAGTATTAGTGACACCAGAGCGTATTGTAATGTGCCTTGGAGCAGCAGGAGTTCCAAGAGATGTTGCTTGGTCAGATCAAGAAGATAGAAACCAATGGACAGCAGCAGCTAATAACCAAGCTGGTAATTTTAGCTTACAAACAGCTGGTACAATATTAAATGCTGTAAATGTCAAAGGCGGTAGTCTTATATTTACAGACAAAGATGTGTGGCGCGTTGTGTATTTAGGCCCGCCATTAGTTTACGGATTCCCACAAGATAATGCTGGTGGTGGTTTAGTATCTGCTGGTGCTGTAACTACGGCTGATGGCGCAGCTTATTGGATGTCACATGAAAACTTTTATGTTTATACAGGTTACAGCCAACCTATAAAATGCGACGTACATGATGCAGTGTTCAAAGATATTAACAGGGCGCAAATTAGCAAAGTTACTGCTTGGCACAACGCATCATTTGGTGAGGTTTGGTGGTTTTACCCTAGTGCTGATAGCACTGAAAATGACAAATATGTGGTTTATGACTACAGAGAAGGACATTGGAATAAAGGCAGTTTATCGCGATTATGTGCGACAGACAAAGCGCCATTACCATATCCAATAGCTGTAGATGCGAGTGGCAAAATATATGACCATGAGTTTGGATATGATCACAATGGAGATGTTAGTTTTATTGAGCATGGCCCTGTAGAATTAGGTACAGGTGAAAACAGCTCTAATCTTACGTTTTTATATCCTGATGAAAGCGCACAAGGCGACGTGAGCATGACATTTAAAACTAAAATGTACCCTAACGGCACAGAGCGTAGTTTTGGGCCATATACAGCAACTCGGCAACCTGTACCAATAAGAGTACATGGCAGACAGATGCTTGTTAAGGCAATAGGTGCAGAGTCAACTAACTGGAGGCTTGGTGTACCGCGTATTGAAGTTAAACCAGGGAGCAAACGATGAGGCTACCTGATGCAATGCCAGCATACGATGCAGTAAATGAAACAGAAACACGTCGTAATATTACATATGAAATGACGCAAACACGTAAGATTAATGAAGATATAAATATAAACGCTAACAATAGATTAATACTAACAAGTCCTAACGGCACACGTTATAGCGCAAGTATTAATAACTCTGGAGTATTGTCTTGGACAGCACTGTAAACATAGATAATCATAAAGAACAAATCGTGAACGCTTTAGAGCGTTCGGGGCACGAGCATACATATGAAGAAGTTAAAGAGGCTGTAATAAACAAAGAAGCGCAATATTGGCCTGCTAATAATAGTGCTGCAATAACACAAATAGCTAATAAATCAGATGGTACTATTGGACTAAACGTATGGCTTTATGGAGGCAACTTAAAAGATTTTTATCCATTGGTTGTGTCTGCAAAAAAATATGTAAAAGATTTAGGCGGTGATTACATTATGACATTTGGTCATCGCAAAGGTTGGAATAAATTATTAAAAAAATTAGGTTTTGTTGAGCATGGCAACACCTTAATATGGAGGCTGTAATGGGCAGTAAAAAGAAAAAAGTAGAAACAACAGATAACACAGCAGACCCTTTTATGGTGAATATGTTAAATACTGCTTCTGCTAATGCAAGAGGCTTTGGTGAGCAGGCATATACACCTTACACAGGCGAACGTGTTGCTGGTGTAAGTGACATGGAAACAAATGCTTTAGCAAATTACATGGGTAATAATGTAAGCAACCGGGGTTTTGTTGAACAAGGCTTAACAATGGCACAACAGGGCGCACAATACACGCCTGAACAAATACAAACACAAAATTTTACTGATGCTGATATTAGCGGATACATGAACCCATACATGGAAAACGTCATTGGCAACGCATTAAGCGATATAGAGCGCAGAGAAATGGCTAGTGCTGAAAATATAGATGCACAAGCGTCTAAAGCATCTGCATTTGGCGGTTCTAGGCAAGCAATACAGCAAGCTGAAAATACACGTAATTTTACAGAAATAGCTGCAAAAACTGCCGCAGAATTACGCAGTCAGGGTTATGAAGATGCTGCAAATAGAGTTCAAGCAGATGCACAAAGACAGCTTACGGCAGACCAATATAATCAATCTGCTGGATTGCGCGGTGCAGATATGAGAGCTAGGAGTGCAGCGCAAATAGCTGATATGGCTGGTCAACTATCTGATGCTGATCTACGTGCATATAGTTTGGAAAATCAATATGGACAAACACAACGTGAATTAGAGCAAGCACAATTAGATGCAATGTATAATGAAGCTATTAGACAATATGATGACGCATACAGACGTTCTAATATTGAACTTGGTATACTTGGTGGAACACCACAAATAGTTGATAGCAATAGAACAACTACAGAGTCAGGTGGTATGGGCATAGGCGGTTTGTTAACAAGTGCATTGTCTGGCATAAAAATACCTGGATTACCTTACAAGTAAAGAAAGCAATAACATGAGAAACATTAACATATTAGGTAATTTACTTGCAAAAGATAATAGAGAATTAACTGACGAAGAACGTAGGTTAAGAGCATCATTGGGCATAAAACTACCATCAAAGATACACGAAAGGCCTGTTGCTCTACCGCCAGAACAAACGCAAGTAATGCCAAATAATATGTCACAACAACAATCAATGATAAATCCAAATTTACTTAATGGTTTAGCACCTGAAACAACAGCTAATAGACAAGTAACGCAATATGGCAGACCTGTATACAATAAAAATGGCGAAAGTTATTCTGAAAAAACAATTACAGAGCCTATAAATGGTATTTTTTACAATATACCAACAGTAGGTGCTAATGGTAATATATTAAACAAAGAACAAGCAATACAATCTGTTATCGGTCAAGATGGTAAAATAACTGACCCAATAACAGGCACACCATTACAAGGTTATGGTAATGTAAATGCTGCTGTAAATGCTGCAGAGAGCAGAAGTCAAAACATAAAACCACAAATTCAAACTAAACGCACTGTAATAACTCAAAATGAAAATGGTACACACACACGAACTGAAGAAGATATAACACCTAAAGGTTCAGTATTATCTAAAAACTTCGGATTAAATACAGACAAAAAACAATATGTACCTGATGAGAAAAATGAACAAGAATTACAAAATATATACAAAAAATTAGATGAAGATTATGAATCAGGCAAATTAAAATTTGGTGATTATCTACAAATAGCAGCTGGTGCAGCAGCAGATGCATTTGCAATACCGGGTACAGGAAGCAATGTAATGCAAGGTGTATTAGCAAGGCAAGCAGCAAGTGAAGATGCTGCATATAAAAAATATCAAGACCAACGTGCAGAACTAAAAGATAGAGCAACTACATTAAAAGAAAATGAAGCACTAAATTACAGTAGGTTTCAAGACCAATTAAGCAATGAACGTACAGAAAAAACTACTAATTTGGAGAATACATTTACGCAAATGCAAATAAATAATCTAAAGAAACAAAATGTTGATTATAGCACAGTTACTTTAGATAAAGAAGATGATGGTACATATACACTTGTTGGCTATGATAAGACAACAAATAAACTTGTAAAATTAGGTGCGCCAACAACAGAGCAAATAACTGAATATGAAAACACACAAAAAATTGCTGAAAGAGAATTAACGTCATTAGATTTAACTAACGCAAATACGCGGAATAAAATTAAATTAAATAAAGCAAAATTATATAATGAGTTAAATCCAGAAACAGAATATGGTGATATAGAGATATTATATGATGCTAACACAGGTAACCAAATACAAGTTGTAGCTGGGCCAAATGGATATGTAGATGCAGCTACAAAAGAAAGACCAACACAAATAATAGATGGCGTAGAAACAGTTGTAAAATTAGTAGATAAAGATGGCTTCAAGGCTGCTACACAAAGACAAAAACTAGAAAACACTGCTACGCAATATAGAAATAGTTTGTATAATGGTGTAGGAGAGTTATTACAATTAGGTACAAGTACATTTGGCAAATGGAATGTTGCAGGAAAAATGTCACAAAGAAATGAAGATATAAGAATTATAATTGACGAAGTATTTGGCCCAGAGGCAATTAAAGTAATTGGTAGTACAACATTTGGTTCATTATCAGCGCCAGAATTAGCGTTTGCACGTTCAATAGGTAACAGATTGTTAAACAATAGATTAAGCAAAGAGAAAGCATTTGAAGAATTGTTAAAATTTGAATATCTTAGCGCAAAAGCAATGGGCGCAAGTATAGAAGATAGACAAAGCAGATTTAACAGAGATGATTTGCGAGATAAGGCGTACAAATTAGATATAAACCCAAACCAGTCAAATATTGAACTGTCAAATGCAATATTAAATAAAATATCGCCAGGTTTAATAAAAGCAGGTAACTCATAATGAAAACAGTTAAATACAAAGATGTAAATGGCAATATTAGATACATAACAGAGGAAGAAGCTAACAGAATACCTATAGCAAAAGAAGCTGACAGTATACCTATGGATACAGAAGCAAATCCTAATAATAATTTAACTATGCAAGGCAGAGCTGGACTATCAGGATTATTAAGAGGAGCAACTGCTGGATTGAGCACACTTGCTAGTGCTGGCATTGATGCGGCTTTAGATCCAAATGAAACATACCCTGAAGCATTAAAAAGAAAACGTGAAAATGTAAATTATTTGCAAGATGCATATCCAAAAACTTCTACAGGGGGTAACATTTTAGGTAATATACTAGGATTTATGGGGCCGGGCAAAATACTAACTGCAGGTTCGACTGGAGTAGCAAAACTTGCGGGTAAAGAAGGGGCTGAATATGGATTAAAAGAAGGTGTAATAGACGCAACAACTTACGGCGCTACAGAATCTTTTTCTGAAGGAGCTAAAGCTGATGAAATAGGTAAACGTGCGGCATTCGATGCAGTTGGCACAGTTGCATTAGACAAACTAACAAGAGGGGCTTTTAGTGGATTAAAAGGTGCAAAAGATTTATTTACTGACGGCAGACTAATATCAGATGCAATAGAAAAAAACACTAAATTTAAAATCGACGCATATAATGCAGCTATAGAACTAAAAACTGATATACCAAGTAATGACATGGCAAACATAATAAATAAACTGGATAACCATCCAAAATTTAAAGATAGAGATGCAGGCGTAGAGGAAAGCACAAAAAATATAATAGAAGAAATTAGAAAGGCAGCTAATAATGGCACAAATACAGATGAAATACAACAAATAATAAGAAAAGCAACGTCTAGTATTAAGGATGGCACAACAAATGCTGCACAATTAGCCATGATAAAAAAAGAAGTAGATGATGTACTATTAAATTCTACAGACGATGGCGTTGTAAATGCACATGAAATTTTTAAAGGTGGAAATGATGCACACATTAGAGAAGTTAAAACAGATATAATAAATAGAACAGTTAATCCAACAGATATAAAAAATAAAACTGGTGAAGTAGCAGGTAAAAGACCACCCGACGTTACAACAAGTCGTATACCAATATATGATAAAGGTAGAAACACTGTAAACGTAAATAAAGAACAACTATATAGCAATGCTACACCAGAGCAAATAAAAGCAATTAATGATGTAATAGCACCAAGTTTAGGGGTTAGAGGACTAGAAAAAGCAGGTGATTTAGCGTTAGCTGGTGGTAAAGGGCAAGGCAGTACGATTGGTGTGTTAGGGTTATTAGGCGGATTAACAGTAGATTATAGTAGTGGAGGTCTTGGAGGCGGAACTGCAGTAGCAACAGCTACATTAGCTGCATTAGAAGGCGCTAGTGCTGCATCAAAAGTAAAAGCACGTAGTGATATAAATAAATTGTTAAAAACATTCTATGAAATAAACGAAAGCGGTAATATGCTTACACCAGCACAACGTGAATTAGCAGTAAAAGCTAATATTATATCAAATACACTTGTAAATGAAGATAAAGATTCAAGAGATTATAAAGTAGATTTATACCCAGGCGGTTATCGAAACAAATGATTAGCCGCAAACCCATATTAAAAGCTAAGATGAAGTGCAACAAGCCTAGACGTACGCCCGGGCATAGTAAGAAGTCGCACGTTGTAAAATCATGTTACGACGGCAAAGAGAAGATCATACGCTTTGGACAGCAAGGTGCTAGTACAGCGGGAAAGCCTAAGTCTGGTGAGAGCCAACGCATGAAGAAAAAGAGAGCTAGTTTTAAAGCGAGACATCGCAAGAACATAGCAAAAGGTAAATCAAGCGCAGCCTATTGGGCAAATCGCGTAAAATGGTAATGGAGAGTTAAATGCCAATAGCTGAAGATAGTGCTGGTGGTTCACCCGTACCCGTACCTACAGATTTAACGACAAACCTTACTGGGCAAGCAACAGGTAGCGGTACGTTAGATTACACCACAGGCGATATAGATATTGTCGTAACTGTTGTAGATAATGGTCACAATCACATACTAGATAACATTACAGACGTACAGGTTAACAATGCAATTAGCGGTCAAGTATTAAAGTACAATGGTAATGTGTGGGTAAATGGCACAGATGAAAATGCTGGTATTACTGCTATTGTACAGGACTTGACTCCCCAGCTTGGCGGTAATCTTGATTTAAATAATCGGAATATCACAGGCACAGGCAATATAGCTATTACTGGTACTATTGATGGGCGTGATGTATCAGCAGATGGCACAAAGCTTGACGGCATTGAATCTGGAGCAACAGCTGACCAAACAGCAGCGCAAATCAAAACAGCGTATGAAAGTAATGCAAACACAAACAATTTTGCTGACGCTGATGTAAGTAAACTAAGTGGTATAGAGCCGGGTGCTACGGCAGATCAGACTGCAGCGCAGATTAAAACAGCATACGAGAGCAATAGCAATACAAACGCATTCACAGATGCCGACCATACAAAATTAGACGGAATAGAAGCATCGGCTGATGTTACAGACACAACAAATGTTGTTGCTTCACTTACTGCTGGTACTAACGTGACAATAGCGGCTGATGGTACTATATCTGCAACAGGCGGCAGTAGCGGACTAGCACACGTTGTAGACGATACTACACCACAACTTGGAGGCAACTTAAGTCTTAATTCACACGATATTACAGGCACAGGTAATATAGATATTGCAGGTAAATTGACACTTGAATCCTCAGACCCAGAAATATTACTTGTAGATACAAATACGAATGTAACTACGAGTATTGATAGTAACTCTAGTGCTGGTTCATTACAAATCCACGTTGATAAAGGCGAAACAGGTTCAAATCCTAGATTTATTGTTAATGTTGGTTCGCAAGACAGTGTCTTACGTGCTACGACTTCAGGGTTAGATGTAACAGGTAATATTACTGCTACAGGCACATCTACTTTTGATGCTATAGATGTTTCGGAGATAGAAATCGGCGATGGTGGTGGAAATGTTGCCACAGATGCAAGGAATATAGGTTCCAAATCAAGTTTTTTATTGATACAAAGAGATGAAGCAGTACCAATTGAAGTATGGGGTTCAAGAATAGAGTCAAGAAGTACACATTATTTCGGTGGTAGTAATACAACTGCAGAAGCAAATATTGATACATCTGGTAATATTACAACAACTGGAACTATCTCTAGTGGTAATCTAGATGTAACAGGTGACATTGCTGTGTCAGGCACAGTAGATGGCGTTAATATAGCTGCAAGAGATGCTGTATTAACTACTACAACAAATACTGCTGATGCTGCGCTACCTAAAGCTGGTGGCACTATGACAGGTGACATACTGTTTAACGATAATGTCAAAGCTAAATATGGTACTAGCTCAGACTTACAAATCTATCACGATGGTAGTAACTCTTACATTTCAGATACAGGTACAGGCGACGTTATTGTTAAAGGACAGTATATACGCTTACAAGATGAGGTAGGTACTAACTTACTAACAGCAGACGGAAATGACGCGGTATCATTATACTATGGTGGCGCGTCTAAACTAGCTACAACATCTACTGGTATAGATGTAACAGGTTCATTGACACTGACAGGTCAACTGCAAATGAACGGCAATATAATTGATAATGTTGAGGACATAGTGCTCAAAGATAGATTGTTGCATCATGGTGACTCAAACAATTATTTTGAGTTTGATACTGACGTACAATATTTTGTTACAAATGGTAGCGAAAGAATGAGGATTGATAGCGGTGGTATAGATGTAACAGGTAATAT